CTACAATTTCTGAATGGATGGATGCAGGAGAAAGCCAATATGCCGAAGATGGAACTTGCACATACGATGCTTCCTATTGGTCCGATAGACAATGTAGCTGGGACATACTTAATAGAATTAATATTGACATCTATAATATTATAGAAAAATATATTCAAAAAATGAAAAAATGTTTAGAAGATTCTTTTAAAGTAGAACTTTCGACAAGGCCACCGGTGATAATAAAATGGCGTCCTGGCATGGAACAGAGACCTCATGCTGATAAGCAGATGAACGACGGAAGACCTAATCCTTTTCCTACGTACGATATAAATTCTTTAATTTATTATAATGATGATTTTGAAGGTGGGGAGTTGTACTATCCAGATTATGATTTAATGATAAAACCAGAAGCAGGCTTAGCGGTCGCTCACCCTGGGGACATTGATTATCTCCACGGTGTAAAGTGTATTATTTCCGGAGAAAGATACACTACACCATCTTTTTATACAATAACTAAGGTTTTATAAATGATTAAAGAGGCTTATATGGATAATTTATCTTTTGATGATATTGAAAAAAATATTGATAAGTATTTTAGTTTATTTTTAAAATATGGTTTAATATGTTTTAGGAAAAGTCATTTTGATATTTTTGAGCAGAAAAAAATTACTGAATTATTTGCTAAAAAATTAAATTGCAATTATGTTTCCTCACAAGACAACGAAGATCATTCTTTTACTTTTAATAAAAATATTAAATTAATGTCTAAAAATGAACTTTTTATTCCGTGGCATCTAGAGCATGTTCAAAAAGAAAACCCTCAGGTAGCAGCTTCTTGGAATATGTTGTCTTTTAAATGTGAAACAGGGGTAGGAAACACAGGTTTTGTAAGTGCAATTGATATGTATAACAAAATGCCTGTTGAATGGAGATTATTCCTGGACTCGTGTGATGTAATGGGTAAAGGTGGATATTTTTTACCAAGAAAATGTATACAAAATCATAGAATTAAAGATGAAAAAATTCTTAGACTTTCTCCAAATAATGAAGATTTTCTTTATTCTGTAAATAAAGATAGTCCATCAAAAAAAGAAATCAAATTATTTAATGAAATTGTTGCCTGGTATGTAAGGCAAGTAAACGATAATGTAAATATTCAAAATTGGTGGGAATGGTCTAATGGTGATTTATTAATTGTAGATTTAAGCTGTATGATTCATGCTGTAAAAGGGGGTTTTACTCCTAGTCAAAGAATTTTTTCTAGATACTGGATTTTCGTTAATCAAACAGATGATACTGAAAATTAAAATAAAATGGACAAGATTTATATAATAAAAGATATTTTAGATAAAAAAGATTCAGAAAAAATTATATTATACTTAAAAAATACCCCAGTTATATTTGATGAAACAGGATATTCTCCATATGGGGTATACACTGGAAACGGAAGTGAAACGTTGCCAAATTTGCTTGAAGTCTACTATAGTAAAATAAAACATATTATAGAAACTTCTTTTAATTGTAGCGTTTATGATGAAGGATTATCTAGTGTAGTAGAGATGAAAACTGGTGATTCAATGCCAGTGCATCTTGATCATGGATCTGCTCAAAATGAAAAGGTTGGCTTTAAAACAGGAGCTGGACATCCATCGAGAGATATTAGTTCGGTTCTTTATTACAATGACGATTTTGATGGGGGAGAAATATACTTTCCAAATCAAGATCTTTTAGTAAAGCCAGAACCTGGATTATTTGTTTGCTTTCCAGCTAATGACGACTTTCCTCATGGAGTCATGGAAATAACCAGTGGTTATCGTTGGTGCTCTACTACTTTTTGGTGTATCAAAAAAGACTAAGCTTGCAAGTCTCCTAGTGCTACCCAAGTATTTGTAGCTCTTTTTATTAAAGTAACAGAAGACCATTGGGCTCTAAGCTTAAGCCCAGGCGTTGCATTTATTGTTACGCCAGCAGTTGGGGTAATAGTTGTTTGACCGGTACCTGTTTGAAGAATCGTAATTTGTGTACCAATAGGAAAAGCTACTGGGGCAAGTGCTCCAGTGCCTGAACCATCTCCTAATGGAACAGTAAGAGTGTTAGCAGTAGGCGATGTTGTATTCATTTCTACTAATTTATCTTTATCAGCAAGAACTAATAAATAGTTATTTGAAGTCAAAGTTGCGGCATTAGTTATAACATTAGAAGAAGCAAAATCTAAAGATATTGTTCCGTTGCCAACTTGTAATTTCTTATTAGTAGCATCCCAGGAAATTCTAGCATCTGTTGTAGATGATGTAGATGAGAGTGTTAGAGTAGGGGTATTAGTTATTGGACTTGTAAAGGTTTTATTAGTTAAAGTTTCAGATCCATCTAACGTTGCCAAAGTACCAGTCGTTGGAAGAGTTATAGACGTTGTGCCTGTTACAGTCAAAGATGTTGTATATGCTCCTGAGGTAGTAAAGTTTCCACCAAGAGTAATGGTATTATTATAGTTAACCCAGTTCGTTCCGTTGTACCTTAAAACTTGACCGGTTGCGGGACTTGTTATTACAGTATCATTAAGATCGTCTAATGTGACTGTACCAATGCTTCCGGTGGGACCCGTTGGACCTGTAGGTCCTGTAGGTCCTGTAGGTCCAGTCAGGCCCGCAACAATTGGTTCCCACTGTGAAGTGCTTATGTTATATTTTTTTAAAACTGTCATTTAAGTTCTTTCCTCATGGGATCAATAACTATATAGTAATGTTATTCTTCTATTGGTAGTGGTGATAAATTTACCTCTACCCATAAAAGTTCTTCTTCATTCCAGGTGTACATTTTTTCATCTTCTGGTCTAGCAACTGGAGCTTGCCAGTCATGATTTTGATCCAAAACCCAAGATGCAAAAGGAGCGGGTGAAATAAATACATCAGCTAATTCATTATATGAATAGCCAACACCTGCATATTGTTTGCGAATATTGTTATTATAAGATGTTCTTACGCATTTCTGTCCACGGAACTCACCATAGTATGCTTCCCAGTCAGATATTCCATCAACTACTTCATCTTCGTTTCTTCCTGTTATCACTTCAGTAACTATATTGTTTTCATCTAAAAATGCATAATGTGCCATTGTATCTCCTTAAAAAGTTATTGTTCCAGTACCAGCAGTAAAGAGATAGACTCTATACCCAGACCTTGTTGCTGTGCTTACTGACCAAGTAAGTCCTGCACTTATTGTTGTAATTGCTGCACTTGTGGTTGGATAAGCAATGACTATTATACCAGAACCACCATTTCCACCTTTGGATCCAGTACTGTAGTGAGAACCACCACCTCCTCCACCGCCAGTATTTATTCCACCATTTCCACCTGGAGTATTTGTTTGAGAGTTATTAATACCTCCACCTCCAGCAGATCCAGCATTAATGCCGGCACCGCCTGTGGTAGAGCCAACAGCTCCACCGCCACCTCCACCATTACCCCCATTACCTCCGGGACCAGCACTATAGGCAGCTCCACCACCGCCTCCTCCCCAGTAATAAGTAACACCTGTGATAGCAATAGGTTGTCCAATACCACCATTAGGAGTATTGGGTGAATTGGTTCCATTCCCGCCTGCTCCAGCACCACCTCCAGAGTAATACTGAGGTCCACCATAACCGCCAATATAACCATTTGCACGAGATCCAACAGTTAGTAACCCATCTAACATCCCTAAAGTATGTTGAGTTGACGTACCACCTAAGCGACCGCCGGCTGCAGTGCCATTACTATAGCCAGAAGCTCCACCGCCATTTGCTCCAGCTGAAGGAGTTCCTGCAAGAGTATGGTCCCAGTAGGAGCTTCCGCCAAAACCTCCCCCCTTTGAGATAATACTTTCATAAGAAGGAGATATTACAGAAGTGTCTGAGCCATTTACGCTTCCATTTGTAAATACATGAAAAGCAGGGTTGCCATTTATTCCTGAGCCATTCCCAAGTCCACCAGCTCCTATTGTTAAAGTATAACTTCCTGGCTGTACAAGCATTTCCCCAGCAGATACTCCACCTCCGCCTCCACCGCCTCCCATGTCAAAGCCTCCACCTCCTCCACCACCTACAACTAAAATTTCAACAATAGGTGGAGGAAGTAATGGCCAATTATAGCCAAGAATAGAACGATATTGCTGACGAAGTGACCACTTGCCACTTGCGATAGATGTACTTGGAAATTGTGCCATTAGTTACTCCTTAAAGCCATGTTATATTTCCAGTGCCAGCAGTGAATATAGTTACCTTATTAGATCCAACAGTTGAAGTGGTTGACGTTAAACCTGCTCCAATACTAAGACTGTAATAAGAAGGGTATTTTAAGATTACAACACCAGAACCTCCTGATGCAGCTACAATAGGTGCTCCTTGAGAAACTCCTCCACCACCTCCACCACCAGTGTTTGCTGTTCCAGCTACTGCCAGTGTGCCATTAAGGTTGCCGCCGTTTCCTCCACCTCCAGAACCACCTGTTCCATTGCCATCGTCACCTGCTCCAGCACCGCCCCCAGCACGAGTCACAGCACTTCCAGTGATAGATGATGAGATGCCAGCACCACCATTTCCATTAGTTACACCAGCATTTCCGACAGCACCTGCACCACCACCGCCACCACCTCGATAAGGTGAAGCAGGGTTTCCGTTTCCTCCAGAATATCCTTGAGAATAAAGACCTGCTGCTCCCAAATGAAGGTTGGTCCCAGACCCTGCTGGTCCACCTCCACCACCAGATCCTCCTGATAATGGAGCAACGGGAGAGTTTAATCCCCCACCACGACCTCCACCAGTTGAAGTAATTGGACCAAAAACAGAGTTAGAACCAGAAGTATTTGCAGCACCTCCGGAACCAACTGTGATGATGTATGGAATTCCACGAACTATTGATAATGGACTCTCTACTGAAGCGAGCCCCCCAGTGGATTCTCCAATCACGGAAGAACGATATCCTCCTGCTCCTCCACCTCCACCGTTATTTGCGCTTGTGGCACCTGATCCACCACCTCCGCCTCCAGCTGTAACAACATATTCAACATTGATTGGGGCGTTATTTGCAGGATATCTAATATAGACAATTCCAGAACCCCCACTCCCTGCTGCTTGGTTATGACCAGAGCCTCCACCGCCACTCCCTGTGTTCTGTCCACCTTGCCCACCAGGAGATTCTCCACCAGCAGTTGCTGCAGACCCATTAGATTCGCCACCTGTTCCTCCAGCTCCAACATTTCCATTAGCGTAAGCTCCCCCTCCGCCTCCGCCACCAATGCCACCAGAGCCACCTCCCACAATATCCCCAGAATCGTTTGGATAAAAACTACCTCCTCCACCTCCTGCTGCATAGAGAAATGCTCTTCCTGAAATTGTAGAAAGACGACCGTGACCACCTGGGCCAGTATTTGTATCTAGGTGATCAAGACCTTGGCCACCAGCCCCACCACCACCAGCACCTTCACAGTCATTGCCACCTCTTGCACCCGTGGTGTTGCCGCCCCTAAAGCCGTATGCAGCAGCTGTTATTATCGCAGAACCAGACCAAACTCCTGATGTAGCAGCACCACCCAGAGATGTCTGACCATTTGTTGAAGCTGCACCACCTCCTGAACCGCCTGAACCGCCTGCATTTGAGTCATGATTACCACCAGCTCCTCCACCATAAGCAGTGATTGATAGGTTTGGACCAGTAATTGTAGAGTTGCTACCTGCTGGACCACGAGCATTACCAGAAGTTAGTCCAGGCCCAGAACCGCCACCAACAACTATCGTATATGTTCCAGAAGTTAGTGTGAAAGAACCTTCAACAAAGCCTCCTCCACCTCCTCCACCACCTACATA